AGTCCCTCCGGGCAGGCCAACACTAGCAGCATCAGCAGCATGTGGGACCGTGGTGAAATAGGTAGACACAAGGGACTTAAAATCCCTCGCAGCAATGCATACCGGTTCGATTCCGGTCGGTCCTACCACCCTACAACACTAGCAATAACAGCAGCAGCACAGTGAGTGCAGCAACTATGAGACAGCCTAACCCCTTAGACCCCCTAGACGACTTTAAACGTTGGTATCAGGAACTGTGGCCCATGCAGCGTGTGGGGTTCTGGCTCTGTGCTGCTGCTGTAGCCTGGGGTCTGCTCATGTACGTAACACGCTGAAGATTTTGGTTGACAGTTTGGATGCGGGGTGCTATACTATGCTTTTACATGAAAGGAGCGGCACTATGTCAAAACGCTATACGCACAACTACATGGCTCAGTGGGAGCAGGGAGCCCACACGATCTCGGATCGTGACAGCACAGAGTTTTACACGGACTTGTTCGAACTGGAAGCAGCAGAGCATCTTCAGGGGCTAGTTCGCGACGACGTAGGGGGTGTCATACTATATTGGGACAGTGAGGGCCAGGAAGCAGCCTACTTCGACTACGAGAACTTGGTGGGCTCCATTTATAGCATAACGGGCCGGCGCTCAGACGAGTTCTAAGTAAGCGAGCACTAACTTAATGCACCCTAAGGGTGCATTTTTTTGGTTGACAGATTGGCTCAGTGATAGTATACTACTAGCATGAAAGAACAACTGCGATTCGCCCGGGCACGTGAGCAAAGGCTCCTCCCGGGCACCTTTTTTGGTTGACACGGTCGCAAGAAGATAGTATACTATAGGCATAGTGAAGGAGCGAACAGTGAGAGCCAAGCGTACAGATCGTAATCACATCATATACAGCATACAGGGCCCTGAGGGCCAATACATTGGTGTCACTGCCAAGACAGAGACCACTGTACTGAAGTCAGTTCGCGCTCGCATAGCCAAGCACTACTATCGTGCCAAAACGGAAACCAAACAGTGGATGCTCTGCGAACTTCTGCGCACATATGCTGACAAAGCAGACATCGATGTACGTGTATTAGAGATCATCAGAGGCAAAGCGGCTGCACATGAGCGCGAGCGTGAATTAATCCGTGAACTGAACCCATTCTACAACACAGACAAGAGAGGTGTATGATGTGGTACGTATACGACAAAGCGACTACAGTGATCCAAAAGACCTGTAAGACCCACGGTGCTGCTAAGGCCTGGGTCACTCGCAAACAGCGAGAGTTCCTAAAGAACAATGGACTCTACGTGTCAAACGATGGGCCCCTGTTTGATTGGGCTCTGGCTGACAGTGCCTACTTCCACAACTTTATAGAACAGCGTGTGACAAAGCGTAACTTGATGACGGGGCAAGAGTTTACACAGCCTGTGAACACCCCTAGATCCTGCGATCCTTCTTCTGAACTCTACTGGAGCATGTAACATGAACTGCAATGTAACTATCTCGGCTGAAGACTTTAAAACCATCCACAACACCCTGTGGGAACTAGAGTACCAGGGCCTCAACGGTGTCACGGGTGCTGCTCGTATACGTGCTGCGCTCAAGGATGCATATGCGCAGGACAACGATGCGTTCGATCGCAAACACGCCCATTATCACGCCGTGCAGCAGATGCTGGGGCTACGCAGCACGTGGAGCCTCTTTAACGTGGACAATCTCAGCACACAGCATCCGTACCCGGGGGCTGAACAAGTGGCCTATCGCGATCACTGGGGTGACGAAGCAGTGTTCGAGCCCATCGAGGGCAACACGTGGGCTGATCTCTATGCTGCTGCTGATCGCTGTATACAACGCTCGGGAGACTGCCATCATGTGTTCATAGAGGACTTTGTTGTAAATCCGCAACAGCCGCGACAGTTGATCTTGACAACTGGCAGTTAAGGTAGTATACTAGCAGTTCCTTTAACAAACTTAGGAGCGACAAATGGCTACACGAAGCACAATTGCCCTGGAATTCGCAGACGGCACAGTCGGGCAGATCTACTGCCACTGGGATGGATACCTCAGCAACAACGGTGAGATCCTGCTCAAACATTACTCGGATCCCTTCAAAGTACGTGATCTGCTGGATCAAGGAGACCTGAGTAGCCTACGCCCTGAGATCGGCATCCCTCATCCTTTCTCCTACATTGGTGAGATGCCGGCTGAGGAGTACGACAGACTCTACGGTGATATGTGTACCTTTTATGGGCGAGACCGTGGTGAAGAGGGTACCGGCGCCAAGTTCTTCGGATCCTTTGAGGACTACGCTGAGAACCACCAGTACGAGGAATACGAGTACATCCTGCGCCGAGATGGTCAATGGTACGTGGATCAATATGGCAAGGGCTATACCCTGCTCAAGGACGAGGTTGAGCGGGAACGGGCTGTTGAAGAAACCCTAGACGCTTAAGGGTTATTACTGTTAGGGGTTGACAACAGCCCCTAATGGTAATATAATAGAGGCTTAGTTAACAACATCGGAGCGATGCAAATGAACATTACTTTTACTGAGGGCTATTACAACATCCGCGGCAACCCTGTTAACGTCGGGGGCTTGACCTTCCGTCTCGTCGAAGACTACAAAGTAGGCAAGGACGGCGAAGGCTATGTTACTGTCGACGGTACTAGTCAAGACGGCTTCCCTGAGCGCAACATTCGCATCAAGTGCCGCCAGGGTGCCTATTCCACTAACGGTGCACCTTCCAAGGAGAGTATGTTGCTGGCGCTCAAAGCAGAACCCAAGATCAAGGACGGCAAGGTCATGAGCCTTGAGCAGGTCAAAGTGCCTGACGCTGTAGTAGCACACGAAACAGACGAGGCTATCATCGAGCGTACTCGCCAGCGTTTCGAAGTACTGCGAGAAATGACCAAAGCAGTCAAAGCAGGCGACGTCCGTGCTATGATCGTTACAGGCCCTCCGGGTGTGGGCAAATCCTTTGGCGTCGAAGAAGTACTGTCGCGGGATGACCTGTTCGATGTTATGGGTCAACGCAAGCCCAAGTACGAGATTGTCAAGGGTGCCATGAGCGCCATTGGCTTATACTCAAAACTCTACAAGTTCTCGGACGCCAAGAATGTACTAGTGTTCGACGACTGCGACAGCATCTTGTTGGACGACATCTCGCTTAATATTTTGAAAGCGGCCCTGGACAGTTCCAAGAAGCGTACTATCTCGTGGAACACTGACAGCCGTATCCTGCGCTCTGAGGGTATCCCAGATCGTTTTGAGTTCAAGGGCGGTGCTATCTTTATCACTAACTTGAAGTTTGAGAATGTGCGCTCTAAGAAACTGCAAGAACACTTGGCGGCTCTAGAGTCACGCTGTCACTATATCGATCTTAAAATGGACACAGACCGTGAGAAGGTACTGCGTATCAAACAGATCGTCACAGATGGTATGTTGGCTAGTTACGAGTTTGAAGACATCGTTCGTGATGAAATCGTGAACTTCATCGTAGACAGGCGTGCCGAAATGCGCGAATTGAGTCTGCGTACGGTGCTCAAAGTAGCAGATCTGCGTAAGAGTTTCCCTACTAACTGGCAGGCTATGGCAGAAGTAACCTGCATGAGGAGAGGCTAATGCATAACGACATAACGGATTTGGCCCTAGTGCAGGCGCTAGGGTGCCAGTGGATTGGACCCGAGCAGGATCCAACGAAAGGTCCAATCCACTATTGCGGCCAGAAGCCCTTGTATCCAGGTAAATCATATTGTGCTGATCATGTGTGGCGAGTCTACGCTAAAGGCACCGGCATCACGGGCAAGAAGAAGATCAAGGCCTTTGAAGCCGATCTGGCCAAGGCCGAGGAGACAGAGAATGAATAATCTATTTGTAGTTTTAGGCATAGCAGCAGCCGTGGTGCTGTTGATCATCGCAGGACCCCTGCTGATAATCTGGGCACTTAACACACTGTTCCCTGTGCTGGCGATTGATTACACAATTTGGACCTGGTTAGCGGCTCTGATCCTAGGATCTGTGGTAGGGCCGTCAGTTCGAGTAAAGAAAGGCTAAATTGGTAAAACTGACCATTGCATATATGCTACGGGTCATGTATAGTAATAGGACGCTGATGAACTTCAGCCACATTAACCATAAAGGAAACACAGACAAATGAAATACACTTTTTCTAAGGACTCTAAGACTTTCAAGATTTTCACTGCTCTTCGCAACGGTGACAAGTTGACTGCTAGCCAAGCAGAGAAGCGTTTTGGCGTAAAGAACTTGGCTGCTGAAGCCAGCCGCATTCGTCAGAACGGTTATGCTGTTTACACCAAGAGCCGTAAGGCAGGTAACGGTGTTACAGTAACCGAGTACGAGTTGGGCAATCCCAGCCGTGAGATCGTTGCACTTGGCTACCTCGCTAAGAGCATGGGTTTTTCTGTAGCCTAATTTAGGTTTCAAAGCACCAATCCGATTCGCTCCCGGGGCGGTCTTTGGGGGCTGTTGTAGAAATGCAACAGCCCTTTTCTACGACCGGCACTCCCAAACCGTGGCGTAAATACAACGAATATTTTGGTTGACAGATCCGCTCAGTGACCATATAATAACGATACTGAGACAACGGAGCGAACTATGGAATTTACTGCTAGTCAAGTTTGGGGTGCTGCGGCTGCTGCTGATCGCATCAACGGGGGTTACTGCAAAGAGCCCGTGTACCAAAAGGACGAAACCGGCTTTCCTATCAATATGGACAAGCCCGTCAAGCAGGCCAACAAGATGTTGGTCAAGAAGTGGCTTCGTGAAAACGACTTTTCCCAGATCACTGCTGCAGATACAGCGGCAGGGGAAGCAGCCCGCAATCATTTCAAATCCTATACACTGTTGGCTCTGACTGGACAAATGAACGATTTCCAGACCACAGCCATGAAGATCGCTGCCAAGGATGTATTCACGGGGCGAGATATGTACGACTTTGCTGTGGTATCCTGCTTGCCCGATGTGGCTCGTCGTGATCAGGCTCGCACAGAAGTCAAGCGAGAGATCTATAACTCCGAGCAACTGGTCGGCGCTGTAGGTGCTGCTGTTGTGGGGGACATCACTGTGGTGTCCAGCAAGTACAATCACAACTTCGACAAGTATAGGATCACGGCTCGTATGGGTGAGGCCTTTGTGGATTTCTGGTTCGGCCGTAACCTTGAAGGTACCCTGCGCATCAAGGGCAAGATCAAGAATGTGCGTGGCGATAAAACAACACAGTTGAATTATGTGAAAATCAGTGGTTGACAAGGGTGCCGAGAGGTGCTATACTATTGATACTGGGACATTGATTAATAGTTTTTTGAAAGGGTCTAGCAATGAGTTCAGATGTATCTATCCGCCAATTGGGTCCGAAGGCAGCGAAGCGAGCCATTCGTAAGGCGATCCAAGTCCGTCGCCCTGTATTCCTTTGGGGTCCTCCAGGTATCGGTAAGAGCGATATCGTCAAGCAGATCGGTGAGGATGCCGATCGCGAAGTGATTGATGTTCGCCTCGCACTTTGGGAGCCCACCGACATTAAGGGTATCCCCTACTACAACGCTGATCAGGGCAAGATGGTTTGGGCTCCTCCTGCAGAACTGCCCACCGATCCAGACAGCAAGGCTATCATCTTCTTGGACGAGTTGAACTCTGCTCCTCCGGGTGTCCAGGCCGCGGCCTATCAGTTGGTGCTGAACCGCCGTGTTGGTACCTACGAACTGCCCAAGGGAGTGGACATCGTAGCCGCTGGTAACCGTGACGGTGACAAGGGTGTTACCTTCCGTATGCCTAGCCCGTTGGCTAACCGCTTCATTCACTTGGAAGCCAAGGTAGACTTCGATGACTATCAAGAGTGGGCTACTGCACACAAGATCCATCCGGATGTAGTAGGCTATGTTTCATTCGCCAAGCAAGACCTCTACGATTTCGATCCTAAGAGCCCTAGCAAAGCATTCGCAACTCCTCGTTCGTGGACTTTCGTTTCAGATCTGCTCAACGACGACGATTGTGACAACGACACCCTGCACAACTTGATCGCGGGTGCCATTGGTGACGGTTTGGCTGTGAAGTTCATGGCTCACCGTAAGATCTCCAGCAAACTGCCTAAGCCTGAGGACATCCTCGATGGCAAGGTCAAGGACCTGCAGATCAAAGAAGTGTCTGCTATGTATTCTCTGACTACTTCTCTCTGCTACGAACTCAAGGATCGTGCAGAGAAGAAGAGCAAAGAGTGGGACAAGATGGCTGATCGCTTCTTCCGCTACATGATGGATAACTTCTCTACAGAGATCGTCGTCATGGGTGCGAAGACTGCTCTTACCAACTACAACTTGCCGTTGGATGCTAGTAAGATGGAATCGTTTGACGAGTTCCACAAGCGGTTCGGCAAGTATGTGTTGAAGGCGATGGAGAACTAGACCCCTCCCCGCCCGGGCGGGGGCTCACCCAGGGCTCCCGCCCACCTTTTTGGTTGACAAGAGTTCCAGAAGGTGCTATAATAGATACATACAGTTAGGAGAGCGAACAAATGTCAGATCCCATTATTGATAAACTTACAACTGCCCGAGTAGGACTGCTACTCAAAGCGCCTTTCTTTGGCAACATGGCTACCCGTATGCGTCTTATCAAAGCAGACGAATGGTGCCCTACTGCGGCCACTAACGGTCGCGACTTCTATTACAATACCAAGTTCATCGAGAAACTTTCTGAAAAGAAACTAGAGTTTCTATTCGGCCATGAAGTCCTACATTGTGTTCTAGACCACTTTGGTCGCAAGGGTAGCCGAGATGCTAATCTTTCTAACATCGCACAGGACTTCGCTGTCAATCAGATCCTTGTAGACGAGCGTGTAGGCGAGAAGATCACCGAAGTTAAGATCTGCTATGACGCCAAGTACCGTGGAATGGCCTGGGAAGAGATCTATGACGACCTTTGGGACAAGGCAGAAAAGATCCCTATGGATCAACTGCTCAAACAACTGGGCGAGGCCCTAGACGAGCATCTTGAAGAGGGTGCTGGCGCTGGCGACGATAAAGACTCTAACGGCAAGCCTAAGATCTCTAAAGAAGATCTGCAGAAGATCAAGGATGAGATCAAAGAGGCAATGATCCAGAGTGCCGCGGCCGCTGGTGCAGGTAAGACTCCTGCGGCTATCCAGCGCCTGATCAAGGACTTGACTGAGCCTAAGATGAACTGGCGTGAAGTCCTGCGTATGAACATTCAGTCTTTGATCAAGAGCGACTATACCTTTAGCCGTCCTAATCGTAAGAGCGGTGTATTCATCCTACCCGGTCAGAAGAACGATGAGACTATCGATGTTGCAGTCAGCATTGATATGTCGGGCAGTATCGGTGACGAGGATGCTAAAGTGTTCCTGTCAGAAGTCAAGGGTATCTTCGATCAATACACAGACTTCAAGGTGCACCTGTGGACATTTGACACAGACGTCTATAACCCTGTTGTGATCACACATGACAACGCAGACGACTTCTTAACATACGAGCCTCAGGGCGGCGGCGGTACATCCTTCGAAGTAAACTTCGAGTGGATGAAAGAGAACGACATCCAACCTAAGAAGTTCATTATGTTCACAGACGGTTACCCATGCGGTGGTTGGGGTGACGGCGACTACTGCGATACCTTGTTTGTTGTCAAGGGCAATACTTCTGCAGAAGCACCCTTTGGACAGACTGTGATCTATGAAAAAGATGTTGCTCTGCGAGGATAATATGAGCCCTACTACACCTAGGTTCCCCGACGATCCTATGGACTATGATCTACCGCCACACACAGATTGGCGAGTGCCGGCGAGTGTGGCTTTTTTGCCACAGACCCCGCTGCTACGTAAGGGGTTGACAGCAGAGCAGATTGGTGCTATACTGTAGGTACACTAACAGAACAAGGAGCGTGAGATGGAAATGCTAATTGCGTTTATTGTAGGCCTAATTGTAATGGACTTTCTCTGGGCCTGGCGTTTGGGTATTCCGCAACTGTTGTGGGCCCGTTGGAAGTATCGTAAAGTCCTTAAACAAGAACAGGAGCAGGTATGAAGATCTTAATGGCATTCATCGCTGGAATGTTCGTGGCTACTGTTGGGGTAACTGGCGTGGCTAGTGCCATTGACAAGGCTGTTGGTAAAACCCAGGAAGTCATGAAGGAGACCGCTCGATGAGTTATCGTCCTTTGTATGAAGATCCTACCTATGATGACGACGGTCAATGCGTAGATGAGGATGCTGATCTGGAACTTGACGAAGGGGAAGAAGTATCGTACGATCCGTACGATACACTAAATAGTTGAGATGAGCAAATTAGAGTTCCTCGCAAGACCCTTAGTCGCATTTGACCCACTTAACAAGGATCATAGACGTTATTACGCAGAGTTCCTAGAATACGGCGGATGGGGCAAATGTCCTGTCCGTTTTATTTGTCCAGATGACTACGGAATGGACCTGCCTACTATGATCCGGAATAGGTTAATAGAATATTACGTGTCACGTGAATTTGGTGGAGAAAAACTGGCGTTGGCTCGTGCTGACAGTCTCAGCGACTCCGCTGATGATATGTACCGTAGAGCCGCTCTGCTCCGTAAGGAAGCAGACATGATCCGTAAACCCCGCAGATAGATCGCTCCCTACCCTGGGCCGGGTTAGTATGTACTAACTTACCCAGGGCTTTTTTGTGGCTAAAATACCACAAACATTTTGGTAGATTTCGGTTGACAGCAGGCCCGTTTGGCCATACAATAGAGATACTGTAAACAACTTAGGAGCGAAACTATGTCGATCACCGCAACCCCCGAGCAGATCCCTGCAATCGTTCAAGAAGCACATCAAGCGGCCTACGCTGCTGCACAGAAGTATTTTCAGGAAGTCCTGGGAGGCCAAGATCGTTTCGCCTGTGGCTTCGCCTGGGTAAACATCTACGGTGTCAAAGGTAACACCAAGATTGGTCGCGCACTGAAAGAGTGCGATATCCGTCCAGCCTATAGCGGAGGTCTGCAGATGTGGAATCCCTCTAAGTTCGGTTGCCAGAACGTAGACACCTTAGAAGCGGGTGCCGAGGCTGCGGCCCAGGTGTTCAAGAAGTACGGGTTCGAGGCCTACGCTGGTAGCAGATTGGATTAACCCTAAGGCCCGTAAGGGCTTTTTGGTTGACAATTGGCTAGGTCGGTGCTATACTAACGACACTGGGACATTGAAAGGAGCGAACGATGTTTAGACTTATTGGAATTGCCGCAGTGGTGTATGTGGGTTGGATCACTGGCATCATCCAGGCCACTCTGATCCTCATGGCCGCAGGTCTTACAACTGTCGCAGGTTTAGGTTAAGGAGAAGACGATGGATGTTCGTGACATTTTAGTTAATATCCGCAACAGCAACTTGAACAACGATGATCTCAACCTGATCATCGAAGCGGTCAAGTTCAAGCGAGCACAGAATGGTCGCCAGGCCGCTCGCACCTTGAAGATTGGTGAGCAGGTCTCGT